GGAAAGAATCTGAAAGAGCTATTAAATTAGGTAATTGGTATCATGATGAAAGAGAAAAAAGATTATTAGAGTTTTCTACAATAGAAAGAGATGGTGTAGAAGTTCCAATAATAGAACCTATTACTGATAAAAACGGAATTAAAATTGCACCAGAACAAAAATTAAAAGATGGTGTTTATCCAGAACATTTTGTTTATTTAAAATCTGCTGGTTTATGTGGACAAGCAGATCTTGTTAGTATAGTAAATGGTAAAATAAATATTCTTGATTATAAAACTAATAAAGAAATAAAGAAAAAAGGATTTAAAAATTGGGAAGGTATTGTTTCTAAAATGTATAATCCTGTTAGTCATTTAGATGATTGTAATCTTAAACATTATAACTTACAATTAAGTTTATATGCTTATATTATTAAAAAACATAATCCTAAACTTAAAGTTGGAGATTTAAAAATACAACATGTAATATTTGAAGAAGAGGGTAAAGATAAATATGGATATCCTATAAGTAAATATGTAAATGGAGAACCTGTTGTAAAAGAAGTAATTATATATGAATTACCATATTTAAAAGATGAAATACAAAGTCTTATGATGTGGTTAAAAGATAATCCAATATGTTAGTAAAATTATTTGATATACAAAATGGTAAAGTTGTTCCTAGTGAACATTGTTATACATTAAAGTCTTTAAAGAAAATAATGGATAAATATCCAGATACATATTTATCTGTATATCAATATATATTTTATATGACATGTCCAGATCCAGATATGAATCCTTTTTTCAATATGCCTGAGCATGAAAAAGAAGATATGATTATAGAAGAGATAGAATTAGAAGAATCTACAGAAGATGGAGAAATAAGACAAGCTCTTGATATTTGTAAAGATATGTATCAAACTCCTACCTATAGAGCATATAAAGGAATTAAAACAATGCTTGATAGATTAGCTAGATATATGGAAACCACATCTATTGAACATGGTAGAGATGGAAATTTAACTTCATTAGTAAATACTGCTGCTAAGTTTGATCAAATTAGACAATCATTTAAAGGAGCATATACTGATATGAAAAATGAACAACAAAGCTCTGTCCGTGGTGGACAGGGATTAGCTTATGATCAACTATAAATTTAAAAACTATGATAAAAGAAAATATTGAAAATTATGAAGTAATACCTATTGGTAAAAGAATTTTAATTAAACCAGTAGAAAAAGTAGAACAAACAAATTCAGGAATTATACTTCCTGATTCTCAAGTACAACAAAAACCTCAAGGTACTGTAGTTGCTGCAGGACCTGATGTAGAAGGTATTGAAGTTGGAGATTTTATACAATGGGTTATAAACATGTCTATTGAAGATAAAGAATTTATACATCAGGGTGAAAAGCATATATTATTACATACTGATGCTGTAGTATGTAAATTAAAGCATGTATAAAAAAATTCCTACATATAAAGATGATAAATGGGATTATAAGGAATTTGAAACAAAAGAAGATTTTACTAATTTTATTTTAACACTTTTTAAAGAACCAGGGCAGTATCAATTTGATGAGACTGCCTTGTTATTTAATGAGCAAGCTAATATATTTAATGATCAAGGGTTTTATTGTAATAAACCTTTTAGATCTAAAGATTATATTAAATATTGGAATCTTGAAAAAGAAAAATGTAGAGAAGGTGCAATATTCTATGGTGAAAAAAATATATTTTATCTTACAAGAGATTATTACATGTGGTTAAATTTCTTACCTATTTTTGATAAAGAAGAAAAACATTATGGATTTGCTAAAGTAAGAGATGCTCAATATCATATGGCATTATATGAATTATTAGCAGAATTACATCATAGACATGCAGCTATTCTTAAAAAACGTCAAATAGCTTCATCCTATTTTCATATGGCTAAATGCTTAAACCAATTTTGGTTTGAAGAAGGGTCTATTTGTAAAATAGGTGCATCACTTAAAGATTATATAAATGATAAAGGATCTTGGAAATTTTTAGATGAATATAAAACTTTTCTTAATGAACATACTGCTTGGTATAGACCTTGTACTCCAGAAAAAGTTTTATTATGGGAACAAAAGATTGAGGTTAGAATAAATAATAGAAAGACTAATAAAGGTCTTATGTCTAAAATACAAGGTGCTTCCTTTGAGAAAAATCCAACTACTGGTGTTGGTGGACCATGTACTTACTTCTTTCATGAAGAAGCTGGTATTGCTCCAAAGATGGATCAAACATTTGAATATATTAGACCAGCAATGACATCAGGTATGATGACTACAGGTATGTTTATTGCGGCAGGATCAGTGGGTGATCTTGATCAATGTGAGCCATTAAAACAAATGATATTAAATCCACAAGGAAATGATATATATGCTGTAGAAACAAATTTAATGGATGATAAAGGAACCATAGGTGCTTGTGGATTATTTATTCCAGAGCAATGGTCTATGCCTCCTCATATTGATAAATATGGTAATACATTAATTGAGCAAGCTTTAAATGCTATAAAAGAAGAAAGAGCTCAATGGAAAAAAGATTTAACTCCAGAACAGTATCAATTAAGAATATCTCAAAAACCAATAGATATTGCTGAAGCATTTGCTTATAGAAAAGAGGCAATATTTCCACAAGCTGTAATATCTAAACAACTTAGAAGAATTGATGAAAAAGAATACGCATATGAATTTGTAAAACTTGAAAGAACTAGTAGTGGGATTAAAGCAAGTAAAACAAGTAAACTTCCTATATCTACATTTCCTGTAAATAAAAAAATGGAAGATAAAACTGGATCATTAGTTGTATGGGAAAAGCCTGTAAAAAATCCAAGCTTTAGCATGTACTATGCATCTATTGACCCTGTATCAGAAGGTAAAACAACTACATCAGATTCTTTATGTAGTATATTTGTTTATAAAAATCCAATAGAAGTAACTAGACAAACTAAAGAAGGGTTAGAAACATTTATAGAAGGTGATAAAATTGTAGCTTCTTGGTGTGGTAGATATGATGATATAAATAAAACACATGAACAACTAGAACTTATAATAGAATGGTATAATGCTTGGACATTAGTTGAAAATAATATATCTCTTTTTATTCAACATATGATAGCTAGAAAAAAACAAAAATATTTAGTACCAAAACAACAAATAGTATTTCTAAAAGATCTTGGATCAAATAATAATGTATTTCAAGAATATGGATGGAAAAATACAGGAGTATTATTTAAAAATCATCTTGTTTCATACGCTATAGAATTTGTTAGAGAAGAGATATATCAGGACACAGATGAACATGGAAACATAATAAAAACAACATTAGGAGTTGAAAGAATTCCTGACAAAATGTTATTAACAGAAATGATGCAATATTTCCCAGGATTGAATGTAGATAGACTTGTAGCATTTTCTGCATTAATAGCATTTGCAAGATTACAACAAGCTAATAGAGGTTATTTAAAGCGTAAAGAAGAAGATAAGTCTAAGGATAGCTTGGAAAAATCACAAAAAATGTATAAATTATCTAGTAGGCCTTTTAAAAATTTAGGAAGAAGTAAAAGACTTGGAAAAACTAAATTTAAAAAGTCTCCATTTAAAAACATAAAATAAATGAGTAAATATTGGACAACCACTTCAACAGGATATATATCAAACTGGACAACTACATCATCTTATGGAAAGGTATCTATTAAATATACAATAAATAAAAAATAATATGAGAGTACTTAATGCCTTACAAATGAAAAAAGGTGCTAAGGCTGATAGCAAGGATTATCCTTCTACAGCTAGTTTGACGCAACCTGTACAGTTTTTACCAGCTAAGAAAAAAGATGATTCTTGGGCGGCTTGGAATTTAGACTGGTTAGAATTAGAAGGTATGGAGTATTTAAGAAAAACTTCTAGAAAAGTTCTTAAAAATTATAAATTAGCAAAAGGTATTATTGATAAAACTGATTATATAGTTGAAGAAGATAATGATTATAAAGATCTTATGGATGTATTAACTAAATCAGATGATTCTGCTTTAGAACTTAAATTCTATCCTATTATACCAAATGTAATAAATGTTCTTACAGGAGAATTTTCTAAAAGATTTACAAAAGTACAATTTAGAGCTGTTGATGATTTGTCATATAATGAGATGCTTGAATCAAAAAGAAAAATGGTTGAAGATACTCTTTTAGCAGATGCTAAGGCAAAGGTAACAATGAGGATGGTTAAGATGGGTATGGATCCTAAATCTAAAGAAGCTAAAGAACATCTTGATCCTAATAAGCTTAAAACACTTCCAGAAATAGAAGATTTCTTTTCTAAAGATTATAGAAGTATGGTTGAAGAATGGGCTTCTCACCAATTAACAGTTGATGAAGAAAGATTTAAAATGTATGAACTAGAAGAAAGAGGTTTTAGGGATATGCTTATTTGTGATAGAGAATTCTGGCATTTTAAAATGATGGAAGATGATTATCATGTTGAATTATGGAATCCAGCTTTAACATTTTATCAAAAGTCTCCTGATGCTAGATATATATCAGATTCTAATTATGTTGGTAAATGTGAAATGATGACAGTTTCTGATGTTGTAGATTCATTTGGATATCTTATGACTGAAAAACAATTAAGTTCATTAGAAAAGATTTATCCTGCTAAAAATGTAAAGTATAATATACAGGGTTATCAAAATGATGGAACATTTTATGATCCTACTAGATCACACAAATGGAATACAGATATGCCTTCATTAGGTTATAGACAATTTGTTAGTAATTGGCAAAATTCACCTGATGCAGGTAATGATATAGTTAAATGGATTTTAAATGAAGGTGAAGATGTAGCATTATGGGGTGAAAGAAATATGTTAAGAGTTACAACAGCTTATTGGAAAACACAAAGAAAAGTTGGACATTTAACACGTGTAATGGAAAATGGAAAAGTTATTCAAAAAGTTGTTGATGAAAACTTTAAACTTTCAGAAAAACCTGTTTATAATACAAATTTATTTAAAGATAAAACAAGAGATAATCTTGCATATGGAGAACATATAGACTGGATATGGATTAATGAAGTATGGGGAGGTGTTAAAATTGGACCTAATATGCCAGCAACATGGAGACAAACAGCAACAGAATTAAATCCAATATATGTTGGTATTAATGCAACTAAACCCGGTAGACTTCAATTTCAATTTAAAGGAGAAAACTCTTTATATGGATGTAAACTTCCAGTAGAAGGTAGGGTCTTTTCTGATAGAAATACTAGATCTACCTCACTTGTTGATCTTATGAAAGCATATCAAGTTGGTTATAATATGGTAAATAATCAAATAGCTGATATACTTGTAGATGAACTTGGTACTGTAATTATGTTTGATCAAAATGCATTACCACGTCATTCTATGGGAGAAGACTGGGGTAAGAATAATATGGCTAAAGCATATGTAGCAATGAAAGATTTTGGAATGTTACCACTAGATACTTCCATTACTAACACAGAAAATGCTACAAACTTTAATCATTATCAGACATTAAATATGGAACAAACAAATAGATTAATGTCTAGAATTCAATTAGCAAATCATTTTAAACAACAAGCATTTGAAGCTATTGGTGTTAATCAACAAAGAATGGGACAAGAGATTGCAAGACAAACTGCAACTGGAGTACAGCAAGCAATGCAACAATCTTTTGCTCAAACTGAAATGTATTTTGTACAACATTCAGATAATCTAATGCCAAGAGTACATCAAATGAGAACAGATGTTTCTCAATATTATCATAGTAGTGCACCAAGTATTAGATTAAATTATATATCTAGTGAAGCAGAAAAAGTTAATTTCCAAATGAATGGTAAAGATTTATTAATGAGAGAATTTAATATTTTCTGTACAACAAGAACAAATCATAGAGCAATATTAGATCAATTGAAACAATTAGCTATTCAAAATAATACAGCAGGAGCGAGTATATATGATCTTGGAAGTATTATTAAAGCTGATTCTATTGCTGAAGTTACAGATATACTTAAAGATTCTGAAGCTAAACAAAAAGAACAAAAACAAGCAGAAATGCAGCAACAACAAAAAATGCAGCAAGAACAAATTCAAGCTCAAGCTCAAGAGAAGCAAGCAGAACGTGAATTCCAAAGTAAAGAAAATGCTGAGAACCGTAAGAAAGATCTTATGGTTGCTGAAATAAGAGCTGCAAGTTATGGATCACAGGTTGATATTGATCAAAATATGCAAAGTGACTTTAAAGATGCAATGCAAGATATGCGTAAAAGAGATGAATATAGAGAGCAAATGAATTTTAAAAGACAAGAAGCTGCCACTAAAAATGCTAATGATCAAGCAAAAATGAATATTGATAGAGAAAAATTAGCAACTCAAAGAGAAATTGCTAATAAAAATCTAGAAATTGCACGTGAAAATAAAAATAAGTATGATGTTGAATCTACCAAAAAAAAGAGTGATGATAAGAAGAAAAAGTAATTATAGCTATATACTGTAATAATTTTTTAAATTGAAAAAAATTTTTAAGGTTTAGTTATAAATCTTTTGTATATTATATATGTATAACAATTAAAACAACAAATAACCATGGCTGAAAAAGAAACCAAAATAGTTGATACAAAGGTTGAACAAGTTGATGTTGACCTTAATGATATTTTTAACGCAGCACCAGGAGGAGACTCAATAACGCTGCCAGAAGAAACTACAACTGAAGAAAAGAAACCAAATATTTTCAGTAGAAAGAAACCTGTTGATACTAGTTTCTTATATGAAAGTAAAAAAGAACAACCACAGGAAGAAGTAAAGGAGGAGGTAAAAGAAGAAATAAAAGATGAGGTTGTTGAAAAAAAGAAAGAAGAAAGTAAAACTACTACTAAAGCACAAGAACCTAAAGAAAAGGTTGATGTTGAAGAAGTTTTAGGATTAAAAGAATTAGAAGAAAGTGAAGAAGTAATAGAACAACCTACTAAAAAAGGAAGAAAGAAAATAGAAGGAATTAGTGATGTTTTTTCTAAACTTATTAAAGATGAAAAAATAATTCCTTTTGATGATGATAAAGAGCTTGATGACTATAGTCCAAAAGATTGGGAAGAATTAATTCAAGCTAATTTAGATGAAAGAGTAAATCAGGTTAGACAAGAAACACCTAAACAGTTTTTTAAAAGTTTACCTGAAGAATTACAAATAGCTGCTAGATATGTAGCAGATGGAGGTAAAGATTTAAGAGGATTGTTTGGAGCTTTATCAAAAGTAGAAGAAAGTAGAGCTTTAGACATAAAAAAAGAAAAAGATCAAGAGCGTATAATTAGAGAATACTTAGGCGCAACGGGTTATGGTAGTTCAGAAGAGATTGCTGAAGAAATTGAAATTTGGAAAGATTTAGGAAAACTTGAAAAACAAGCTTCTAAATTTAAACCAAAGTTAGATAAGATGCAAGAAAAAGTTGTTGCAAAAAGATTGCAAGAGCAAGAAATGAAGAAGAAACAACAACAACAAGCTTCTGAAAAATACATGGCAAATGTATATGAGACTTTAAAAGGTGGTGAGATTAATGAAATTAAAGTAGATAGAAAGACTCAATCTTTGTTATATAATGGATTAGTAGAACCGTCTTATCCATCTATAACAGGAAAAAATACAAACTTGTTAGGACACCTTCTTGAAAAGTATCAGTTTGTTGAACCAAACTATCCGTTAATAACTGAAGCATTATGGTTATTAGCAGATCCAAAAGGATACAAAGAAAAATTGATGGAGAAGGGTGAAACAGTTGCTACAGAAAAAACAGTGAGAAAGTTAAAAACAGCTCAATCACAAAAAGCAAGTTCTGCAGCAAGTATAGAAAGTAAAGAAAAAACAAATAAAGGTGGTACAAGAAAACTACCAAGAAGTAAAAATATATTTAAAAGGTTTTAATATATAATTTAATTAATGTTTAACAAATAAAAAAAGAATTTAATTATGGCAACTCCAGTTTTAAATAATGGGATTTTCCTACGTGATACAAACTATAAAGCTAGTTCACATGTTGATTCTTATCACTTGACAAATATGCTTGGGGACACTGAACCCATGGATATGGGTCCTATTGATATTTGGGCGCAAGTTCAAAAGGTAGAAATGCCTTTATATCAATTAGCATCTTTTGGTGGTCAGAATACAATTATGGTGGATAATGCTAGAGGTGAGTATAAGTGGCAAACTCCCGTTACTCAAGATTTACCATATATCGTTAAAGATATAGAAACAGGAGGTACTTATTTTGGTGCTGACGGTACAACATTTAAAATTATGCTTAGTAAAAGAGCATTCGGTCATGGTGACATTATTACTTATGATAAGTATAATGGTGCTGAACTTTACATTACGGCTGATGATATTTATGAAGCAGGTGAAGGATGGGTGTACACTGTTCAAATGGTAAACAATGCAAATGCTACAACTTTTGATAGGGCAACTTATCTTAAGCCAGGAACTAAATATTTTAGAAAAGGTTCTGCACGTGGCGAATATGGTGAAAGATTTTCAGATCTTACAACTTCAACAGGTTTCAGAGAATTCTACAATTTTGTAGGAGGAGCTGAAGCACATGTTCATTATTCTATTTCTTCTAGAGCTGATCTTATGATCAAAGGAGGAATGAATGCTGATGGTACTATTCCTGTTACTGAGATTTGGAGATCATTTGACAGACAAATAGATCCTTCTGTTTCTTCATTAGAATCAATGGTAGAAATAATGGGTCCTGATTATGTAAGAAGAGCGTTTGACAACGGTGATCTTTCTAGAACTTTCCTTACTAATATGGAAGCTGCTCATCTTTCTAAGATAGCAACTGATATTGAAACGTACCTAATGTGGGGACGTGGAGGTAGAGTTAAACAAGATGGTCCAGATGATATTAGATTATCAGTGGGTCTTTGGAGACAATTAGACAACTCATTTAAAAGAGTTTATAATAAAGCTTCATTCAACTTGGATATGTTCAAGTCTGAACTTTATAACTTCTATCAAGGTAAAGTTGAATTAGATGGACCAGATCCACAAAGATCATTAATTGTACAAACAGGTATCGGTGGTATGCAACTGATTAACAAAGCTATTAAAGATGATGTTAGTATGATCAATAATGGACAAGGTAATCCGTGGGTAATCAATGCTGATAATGTTGGTGCAGTTACAGGTCAAGGTATGGATATGGGTTATGGATGGTCATTTACATCATTTGTAATTCCATTCTTAGCAAATGTAAAATTTGTTCTGAATCCAGCTTTTGATAACTTACATACTAATGATGTTGAAAATCCTCTTATTGATGGAAGACCTCTAAGTTCTTATTCATTTATAATCTTTGATGTAACAGACCAAGGAAATGACAATATTCACTTATTGAAATTAAATTGGGATAATCAATTAAAATGGTTCTACCAAAATGGAACTATGGATTATATGGGAAGAACTCAAGGATTCCAATCTTCTGGACAATTCAATGGCTATAGAGTTTATATGACTCAAACCATGCCGGCAATATGGGTAAAAGACCCTACCAAGGTATTGAAGATAGTTATGAAGAATCCTACAACAGGTGGATCATTCTAATATGTTCTTATTTAGAAGAGGGATCTTAACGGTCCCTCTTTTAAATTTAAATTAATTTTAAAAACTTTTAAAACCTTTAAATAATGACAAAGAAAAAAACAACTGAAAAAGAAGTGGTAGAAAATACTCAAGTTGATACAATAGAAACTACTGCTCCAACTTTCACTGAACCTGAAGTTTCAATGGAAGATTTTACAATGATTGAAAAGTATCAACAAGATAAAAATCAAAATATAGCAATACGTCCTTTTGTTACAGATGCAGAAAACATGGGATTAGAAAGTTACGGGTTATCTCTTTATGATAATGTATTTCATGAAGAACAATTAACTTGTTTAGATATTAATGGAGTAAGAAGATATATTACAGGATTAAATGAATTTGCTCCAGAAATTAAACAACTTGAGTCTTCAAAAAGAAGTGCTAAAGTAAAACAAATAAGAACTGCTGTTGCTGAATTAGAAAAAGAATTAGCACAAAATGTTCTTAAAGTAGATGATCCAGAATTTTGGAATAAAGTAAAGTTACTTAGACCTAACAATGATGAATTTTGGTCTAAAATAAGTGTAAGGATTGGAAATGATCCTATGTATTTAGATCCAAAAAAAGATCCTTATGATTTAATAAAGATCTTTGCAATTGAAGCTGGTGGATTTTCTATTGTTGCAAAAAATTTAGAAGAAGCTAAAAGAAGAGGTAGCGGTTGTAAATTTTACTTAGATAATTTAAAAGATACAGTTGATACTAGAACTAAAACTTCTAAAGTTAGAAATAGAGCTCTTGCAGCATTACAGAATTTGTATGATAGTAATCCTACAAAATTAAGATATGTTGCAAAAGTACTTGAGACATATGAGGGATATACTAATTCAACACCTAATGATGTAATTTATGAAGATATGGATGCATACATACATGGTGAAGGATCAGAAAGAAATAGAAATAGAGCTGCTCAAATATTTTTAGAAACTTCTAAATCTTCAATGGAAGAGATAAAATTAGCAGCTGTATTAGCAGATGCTAGATATTATAGAATTTTGATGGATAAATCAGATGGGTTTATTTATACAGATAAAGGTGAGAGATTAGGAAGAACTATGGATGACGCTTTGCAATTTTTATCTAGTCCTTTAAATGATGAAGTATTAATGTATATTTTAGAAAAAGTTGAACATCAATGGTCAAGATAAATGAATAATAACACCTTACAAGTAAAGTTTAAGCAAAGATTAAATAAAATTGATAGTCAAGACTATGATAATATTAAATCTTGGGAAATTGCAGAAGCCTTTAATAAAGCACAATTAGAATGGTGTAGAAGGCAACTAGCAGGAACCAATATGCGTAAAGAAGGAGATGAGATGTCTAAACGAAGAATAGATGATCTCAGTCTTCTTTTAAAAACAGTTAAACTTGAAGGTGTTGATGTTCAATATAATTCTGAATTTGGATATTTTAATTGTACTAACTTTTCAGATATTTATGATCCTGAAGCAGGGGGTGATTATTTAGAATTTAAAAAAGTTGAGTGTGCAGCACAACAATGTTTTCCATCTAACGGAGGTGTCTCTATTACTTCTAATACAGAAACTTTAGATTTAGTTAATACAACACAAGGTTATTGGTTACCTGATATGACATTAACTTATGATGAGTTATTTAATCTTAGGGTATTTACATTTACAACTAATGGAAATACCTCTACAGATCTTACTGGTTTTACTGGTAATGTAGTTTCTACTTGGGGTAGCTATGGTT